TTGTACACACTATATCTCCGTTGATTTTAAAACCTAATTTTCTAAGCCAGCATACATCGTACATGGCATTGTGGAAAATTTTTGTAGAGGAAGATTCTAGAATATCCTTTAACCAATACATTACTTTGATTCTATCCATGTTCCCTCCTCCTTCATGGGCAATAGGGAAGTATCCTTTATAAAAAGAAGTAGCGACAGAAATTCCTACAACCTCTCCATCTCCAATGATAGAACCTGATCCCCGGTCTTTGAGACCTGGGTCTTTTGTTTCTAAATCAATTGCAATTTCATCTGCCTGTCTTAGGTCTGGAAATTCAGTAGGCTTAACCCATTCGGTTTGGGCTTCAAACTTCGGTATCTTCATAGTCCCTCTCCATTATCATTTCTATATAGTGTATTGCTTTTTTCAAATCTTCCTTCTTTCCTTTGTATTTATGGCGACAAATATATTTAATAGCATTCCCTTCGGCAAAAGGCAAATTGTTGGCGTTGATAAACTGTGAAGGTTGGATCTTAAAATTGGAATAATGATTTCCTCCATGTTGTTTAGTGTATACTTTGGATTTCATATCCAAGTCGATCCTCCTTTGCTGCCATAATATATAAATTTTGTTTAGTTCTAGTGACACCGACATACCAAACCCGATGTTCTTCATCAGCTTTCTCAGGACTCTTTTCAATTCCTTCTCTTATTTTATCCGTATTATCTAATATCAATAATACATTATCTGCTTCACCTCCTTTAGCTGAGTGGATGGTTGAAAGTTTTATACGGGCGTCCTGAGAAAGTTTTTCTTTATTGCTTAACATTTGCCGAATGTACAAAGTCTGTTCGGGGTCAGCATTAAAAGTTTCGTACCAAGTATCCGTGTAGTCAATTCCAAAATCCATACAGTCATAAGTCTTGTCTTCATCGAGAGTAAAGTCGTGTCCTGTATAATCAAAAATATCTTTTATTTCAGATGGAGTAAGTGGATTACCATCAGTCCATCTTGTAAAATCTTTAATAGCTTTATAAAGTTTTGCACTAAAACTTTTTCTATCTTTGTATTCAAAATAAATTCCTCTTTCTATTAGGTGTGGTTTTAATTTTATTAATCTGTAGTTAGTTCGTGCGAGTATTAACCACTTGCCCTGTGTCAAATCAACTTCCTCCATACTGTAAACTTCTTCACAATGCCCCTCGTTGTCTCTTGGTTTCCATTCCTTTGGAATCCTAGTTTCAATTTGTGATATAATTGTGGATGCTACCTGTTGAACTTTGAGTGGAACCCGATAAGATTTAGGTAATACTTTTTCTTTTGCAGGTTCATTCTGAAATCTTTTAACATCGGCACCTGCCCATCCATAGATGGCTTGATCATCGTCGCCTGCTAGGATAACTATTTTAGAATTTTTTTTTAATAAATCGTACATTTTCCATTGAATGGGTGAAAGGTCCTGCGCTTCATCAATAAAGATTACATCAAAAGTTGGGCATAAATTTGACAAAATAAATTTTTCAATCATATCGGTAAAATCTTTAAGTTTAAAAGAGTCCTTATGATTTTTTAATTCTTCCTCTATAATTTTTAAAAAATTATAATCTAAATCGTCTGAATATAAGTCGGTGTCGTATTCTTCTTTAAGGGTATGGTTTTTAATTCTAGCTATATTAATAAGATTAAAGTATTCACTATCAGAATCAATATACCCTGTTTCCTCTTGTCCTCCTTTGTATACAGTAACCTCTATGCCTACTGTTTTGCCTACTTCTTCATAGTGTTCAGGTTGCATGACGCTATCTTTTTTCATCCCGAGAGTTGCAAAAGCTAATGAATGTAAGGTTTGAAAATATTTTAAATCTCTGTATCCATATTGAGGATATAATTTTAACATTCTTTCTTTTGCTTCGTTGGCTGCTTTCCTAGTAAAAGCAAAGTATCCTATTTTGTCTAAGGGAGTTCCTAGTTTTAAAAAGGTTTGGACATACTTTAAAAGTCTAGTTGTTTTACCTGTTCCTGGTGGACCTAATATTTTTCTTATCACAGGATATCCTTTTTATGTTCAGTTAGTTTATGAAAGATTTGAATCTTATCGAATTTCTTAATGGCTATCATCACCACATTTTTAGTAGGACTATTATGATTACCTTTTTCTTTAGTCGGAAATCTTTTTTGATCTAAAAAATCTATTTCGCAATCTTTATATATCTTTAGCATCATGGAACCTGTCTTATCTTCTGGATAACGCCATCCTCTGTTCTTTAGTTTTTTATAAAACATATCGAATTTAAAATAAGCGTATCCTTCTTGAATAAAAGTTGTCCCTGATTTAAAAGATGCATCATTCTTAGCTTCGGGTCCTGTAATCTTTTGATAAAGATTGTCGTGTAGTTTTTCTCTTGGGGTTGTGCCAATTGGTGGTGGCATTACCTTTTGAGTTTTAAACAAACCATCAAGTATCTTCTGGTCGTCTCCGCCTTTTTGTAAAGGTGGGACGAATCCTGCGTACTTGGCTATGGAATTTCTTCTTTTTCTTTGATCGGTTAGATGTTCAATTGTTTTACAATGTACAGATCTTACGGTCTGTCCATCAGTAAGAGTAACATCGAAATTATATTCTGGTTCTGGTTCAAGATCCACTTTCTCTAAATTAGTACACAATGGATAAGAGTCTTGAAAATCTGATGCAATTCCGAATGCTCTTTTAACACAGAGTCCTCTCATACAATGCTGTGCGATAGGGTCTTGATTACATGTATATCCTTTATATTGTTGTTTCCAGGAACGAATCTTCTGAGATAATTTTTGTTTCGACCAAGCAACTGAATCTGCAAAATATAATACAGGCGCACTCATTACTCTTTCTTCCCAATTATCTGGATATTTCTTTTTAGCAAAGACCATATAGTTATATAGAAATCTATCCCTGCCATCTGTTAGTTTATGTTTAGACAGAGCTGCTAAACAAGGAGGACCATCAACAAATTCTGCATTAGATCCTTCTAAAACTTTTTTCTCTAGTTGTTCATCTATTTCTTTTATTCTTTCTGCATCTATAAAATTGGCTTCCGCCACCTGGATAAATTCTTCAAATGTAAATTCTGTTCCGTCTAGATTTAATGCTCTCCTTTCTGTTTTTTTAAAATAAGGGAGATTGATAAAGTTCCCTTTATTAATTTCACCTGTCTCACTATCCTTGACAAGTTCTGTTTGTTTGGGAAAGACCTCTGTTTCTGCTTTCAAATTAAATATTGGAATTAAATTTGTAAGAAAAGAACGAATAATAATTGCTCCTACAAAATCTTTTGTAAAGATATAAAGATGAAGTCCTCCACTTTTAGAAAGGATAGGAATAAGTGGTAAATTATATTCCTTAATTTTATCTAAATAAAATTTTCTATTAAATCCTTGGTATTCATTGGGATCAATATCAATGGCTCCGAATCTTGCTTTATTTTTTTCGTTACAGGGTTGAATACCAATTGATTTAGTTCCTGTTAAATGATCTAAGTAATCCTGATCTGTAATTTTTCTTTGTGCCCATCTGTATTCGGGCTTTTGTTTTTTAGAGATAGGGTCTATCTCAAGGCGTTGCATGTCAGCTTGCCCGTAATTATCACTAAAACCTGTAAATATTTCTATAAACTTTTGCTCCATAACATGTTTTTCCGAGGCGGATCCACTCTCGCTTCCCCGCCTCTGTTGCAACTATTCCTTATAAAGGAATTAGAAGTGTGAGTCGGCTCCTTTCGGGGCTGCTTCACCATGCTTTGCTTTAACATTTCCTTGAGAAATATTGTCAGCAAAAGTTTTAGCTTGTTGATAAATCTCCGTATTAGATACGGGACCAATCTTTTGTACCTCCCAGCCAAACCAAGTTCCTTTATCATTAGACTGTTGAACAGTTCTTAATTGATAAGTATGGCTAAAAGATGCAGGGGTAAACATTCCGTTTTTTCCCTTCATCTTTATTCCTGCCATCATTGAGTTCCACTTTCTACTAATTTTTAATTGAGTAGATTTCATAGAAATCAATGCGGTTGTAGCTGTTGGTTGAGTAATCACTACAAAATGATTTGCAGTCTTTTCAATATAATTACCATTAGGCAATCTATCTTTAAAGTTTGCATCCATTTTTGTTTTACTCATTATGTCAGACGCTGAAGAGTGAATTGCCACTGGTGCGCCTGATCCTTCTCCTCTGTCTTTCCATTCGATGTACTCGAGTTTATAAAAGCACGGAATGACACTAATGCCCTTCGTACCATCATACAACTCTCCAGAAACAGAATTGAAAATCATTCCTGGTTCTGAACCTTCGACATATTTACCGTCCCTTTTATTTACTTCAGGGGATAACTGTCCTAGGATTTTTAAAAAAGGTAAAGCTAAATCTTCTTGAGTTAGTTTACCCAATCCTTTGCCTGCGTCCTGCTCGAATGTATTGGCAGGAAGTTGAGCATTGGATTTAACTTGAACGTTTGTTTCTTGGTTCATGGTTATTTGCTCCTTGTTATTTTGGTTTGGTTGCCTGCAAACACGTTAAATAGTTCCGTGGGCATCTCTTTTCCAGATTCAAGACGCTCACGAACTAAAGCTTTAAGGGTCATAGGTTCCACCTTTAATTTCTGGATAGGTTCATACCCTTGACCTTGCGCAAGGACAGCATAATCGCTAGCCTTGTTGTCTTCGTTACGACCAAAAGCAACAATGATTTGATTTTTAATCAGATCACCTAGGCCGTTATCTCGAAGCCATTTAAACGCTCCCTCCTGTTTATCTTTAGGAATGGAAGCACCATAGATAGGTTTCACTTCAACAGCGGAACCATCTGCTAGTTTCAAAGTTGAAATATTCATTTCCTGCATCATCGTCGGGATTACTTCTCCTGACAATAATTCAGATTTTCTTTTCAACTCTTTTATTTTTTTTTCTTCTTCTACGATCTCATCTTCCAAAGATCTTAGTTTGATCACTTGATCAGAAAGTTCTTTAGCCTCATTGACTGCTCCTAAACTTTCCTTACGGTCTTCTTCAAAGTTAATATCACTCATTCATTTCTCCTTTCTCGTATAGATTAATGGTGATAGGATAATATTTTTTTTCTTGCTTATCCCATTTTAACAGCTTGTATTTTCCATTTGTTATGTCCGATACAATTGAACAAGCCACTCCAATTATAGCAGGGTCTCCAGTTAATAAAAGATAATCTTCACTCGTATAATTTTTCAGGGCCTT